CTTTTTAATAAAATTTAACTTTTGTGCTTCAAACTTCAACTTCTCTTTCAATGGTTTATTGATGAGTTTGTTGACTCCCTCTATCTCAATAGATTTCTCTTCGCAATACATTACTATTGCTTCAATGTAGTTAAGTGAACCATCTTTTACGATGTTCTCAATTTCAAGCGAAAACTTGCTCGCAGTCATAAAATTTTCCTCTAGGACTTCATTTATCTTACCAGTTGCCATGGATACTCCTGTAATAGTCGATGTACTCTTTTAGTATGGGTACGTACTTGAGAATATCAGTAATGACAAAGACTTGAGGTGTACCTGTCTCCGTCGCAATGATGGTGACAAGTTTCTTAGGTATAAGACCAGTAAGTTCTTGAAACATTATAGCATATGCTGTCTCTTGTGAAAAGTAGTCTTGTATCCACTCTTCACGTTTAGTCTTACTTGACGTTTTAAAGTCTATAATCGCCAGTTCTTCCTCATACTCAGCAATACAATCAACTCTCCCTGCGAGTCTTAATGTATGTGAATATAATGGTGCCTCTAGTGCGTGTATATTATTTATCTTGTCAATATAAGGTCTTATCTGATGAAACATACCTAATGATAGCACATCATCCTTATACCTGTCCAGTGCTTTGTTATTGAGATAATCCTCTGCTAATTTGTGGCACTTGTTACCACGTGTCGTAGCACGTTTAGATATGGCATTTGCTTCTTCATCGCCAACCTTACGTCGCCACTCTAATATTGATTTCTTCTTTTTCTCTCCAATTACTGTTGTAACAGAAGGGTAGAAAGCATCATCAATCTGATACCTCCTACCCTCTTTAGTTGTCTTTGCTGTTATGTCCTTAAAGTTATGGATGTTTAGGTGTTTAAAGTCCAAGATTCAGTTTATTAATTAAGTAAGATTTCACCAGTCCCGAACGAACAATGTCCTGTATACCAAACTCTACCATTTCAAACTCATCCATACCTTGAATGATCTTCATAAAGTCTAATACTCCATTCCTCTCGTTAGTTTTAACTAGATCGGTTTGAGCAGCATCACCCGCAAATATAATTTTTGTGTTGACACCTAACCTAGTTATAATACTATCTAACTCGTGAAAATTCAAGTTCTGCATCTCGTCCACCAATACAATAGCATTGTCTAATGTTGTACCACGCAAGAATGATGTTGACCAGAATGAGATAGTCTCCTGTGCTTTTAGATTAGCATAGAGCATATCAAAGCTAGCATCATCTGGCATCTTGAACATATAACGTACCATGTTCTGATATGGTATCTGATATAGCTCTGCCTTATCTTCATGGTCACCAGGCAAGAAACCTATTTCTCTTGTTGGAACCAATGACCTTACGATGTATAGCTTATCATAAGACGATTTCTCATCTAGTATTTCTTGTAGTGCTAGGTACACTGCGATAAATGTTTTACCAGTTCCTGCTGCTCCATATAGAAATAGATTTTTCTGTTTAGAGAAAGCATCGTAGACCTTTTCCTGACTTGGAGTCAGGGGTTTGACTGGTGTCAAATATCCTGAGTTGATAGGTTTACGTTTCATTTGTCTTTTGGTCAAACCAACCATTGAAGGTTGCTTTTTAACTGCTGTTTTTGGCATGAAAGTTAGGGAGCCTCGAATTTAGCGTAGGGGTGGTGTTTCTTGACATTACGAAGTCGATCTTTGAAACCATCAGGTAGTTTGTCCTGATAATCTCCAACTCCAGAGACCGCATCTGCGACACCCGCAGACCAGTCTTTATCCCAGTCGGGGTGGTTATCTCTCCAATCCTCATATTCTTTGAGGGTCATTGATAACTCTTTCATTTCTCCTGTTTTTAAGTTTTTTACTGGGTAAATTGCCATAATTAAATCCACTCAAGTGCTTCTGCTACGGTTGGGAACTGTTCCTTGAACACCTCTCGACATTGATTAGCAATGTCCATGTGTTCTTTCTGTGTCCCATGAGCAGACCTTAAATTTATATAGTGAATCCAACTCCTACATGATCCCGTCATATAGATCTTGGTTGGTGTTGCTAACGGGAGAACAAATCTCGCACATTCCTTCGCAACACCCTCACGTATAAGTTCGTTGTAGAGATCAATCCCTTCAGCGAAATACCTCTCAATCTGCCCTTGTAGTGCCTTCTGCTTCGTCTCATCTATGTCGTCTATACTGTTTTGTCTATTCTTTAGATCCTGACTCCTGAGTTCTGGAATAGGGATAGCACCTAACAGGTTAGTGTTAGCGTATCTCTGACTAAACTCTTGGAATGTAAATGATCTGTGTCTTAATATCTGTGCTGCTAGACCTCTAGTGGTCTCTATCTCTAATGTCATAGTAGCTTGCTCAAAGACTGACCAGTGTTGATGTTGTACACAATATCTCAGTAACCCTGCTACTTTAGGGTTTTCTTGGTTATTAGGGTTAGATACCCTTGCGATATACCCCATAGTCTTTTCAGCATCAGGGGTGATGGAGATCAGTTTAACCTGTTTCGGTCTCAGTTTCATTACGTTGTGATGATGTATGTTGATACAGTGCTTCAAAGATCTCGTCCGCTAGGTCATCGAGATCCTCTGTTTCCGACGCGAAGTCGAACATGTCATTTTTTCTTTTTAGTAACTCCTCGATTTGTGGAGTCAATGTACTTCTTGGTGTCGAAGAGTTTGGAGTTGATTGTTCCATTAGTATAAGAGATACTTTGTAAACTACCCTTTCCAAGGGAATCATAATAACAGTCAAAGATGTCAGTCTTGAGTCCAACGATAATATCGTTATGCTCGACTCCATCTGTTATGTAAGTCACAAGATATGAGTTGCGAGGAAGTTTAGTATTGTTAGCAAGAGACTTGTCACAATCAATCTCTAAAACTACAATACCATACTTATCTTGCTTATCAGGAACGTCTTGGTTTTTAGTCCAGACGGTCATCCTCGACCACCCCACTGTATTGAAGGAAATGCCTCAGATACCACTGCTTTAGTGACTCTGTACTTCTTCTGAATAGTCTTATTACAAGCAAGAATGAATAAGTCTGCTTCATCTTCCTGTAGACCTTCTAAAAGTTGAATAAACAACTTCTCTCTGTTGATATTGGAGAGACTACTGTCACCACCTTTAAAGAAGCGATAGAATCCCTTATACTCGTGATCTAGACGAGTATGTTCAGTTCCTGCGGGTGCGTCATTCCTTGTGAATGGCACTTCTCCCGATGGAAGTAGGAACTTGAGAGACTCATCAAAATTGATGATGAGAACTGCTCTGAGTCCATCATTGTTGTATTTTTGAAGTAATTCTACCTTCTCTTTCTTTGTCTTTGCTGATGACACCTGTTGAATTATTTCAGTCAACAAGGCATCGTTTGGTAATTTTTTTGCCATAATAATGGGTACCTATCAAATCAGTATACTACTATTCGTCATCCTCGTCAAGGTCTTCATGATCCATAAACCGAACTGCTAGGAGTTCTTCGTTTACATACGCACCATTGCCATTTAGGAACTCAGGATGTAGATTGTCCATTTGACGTTTATATGTGTTTTCGTCAACTGTACCTCTATATATCCATCCTATAATACCGCCCATAACAAAGGCGACAAATGAGATCGAACTGGCGATCCAGATGATTATGCTAGTTTCCATGGTTCTCCGTAATATCGAATTTAAGTCGAAACCGAATCCTCCATTTGAACAAGGGTAGGATAAGGTCAAGGTCTATGTTGGACTTTTTTTCCCTCCTTGCTCGTGGCAACATAAGCTCTATACCCCTATTTAGAGATGGACTTCTTCCTCCTGCCTGGTCGGTGATCCCACTCGTATCTTTTCGCGTCATCAATAATTCCTCTCAAGTATTTTACAATTTTTCTTGCCTCTGGTTTAGACAAGAAGTGGTACGCTTCACGTATTTGTTTATGTGTACCATCACTACCACCCTTTATATACTCCTCTAAGTCGTCTGCGGTCTCATTTATGCTCTTAGCAGTGCTTGAGTCCAAAAACTCAATACAGGACTTTCTGGTTGCCTTAGAGTGGTGTAATAGGTCGTATATCTTGAAAAAGAACTTTTTCTCAGTGATTGCCACATCCATCGCTTTCTCAGCGAGCATGTAAACGTCGTCAGTTGGTGCTTTAGACAAAGTTGTGTTCCTTTAAGTATTTTACAGTATCCGTACATCCTCCAAGATCTTTTCCGTTACACGTGACTTGTGGAAAGGTTGCCCCAACCCCAAATTGCTCGTAAAACTCGTCTCGTTGGAAGTCCGTACCTAGATCATATACCACATAATTCAATTTGGCAAGTTCTAGCACTTGCTTGATGCGGTCACAGAATGGGCAACCGTCTTTTGTGTAAACCGTAAAATTCATGGAGTCTCGTAATTAAACCAACCAGTAGCTATGTATTTTTCTTCTATTTCAGAGATCTGACCTTTGTGAACGTGTGTCCATCCTGCTGGCCATAGAGCGATTCTACCAGTAATTGCTTCCATGGTAAACCCTTGCTCAAGGAACATTGTTCCTCCGTCTGAGCAATTATTTAGAAATATCATCCATGCCAACGCACGTGTTGTTTGCGGATTTGGATAATTGGTGAAATTAGTCGTTTCGTGATGCCACAACTTAAAACCCCCTTTGGGGTTATAGTGTTGAATATTGAAACTGTCAAATAGTGAAAATTTGTCAGTATAGTGTAATCCCTTATGTTCTTTCTCGTATTCGCCAAATGCTTTTACTAGGGCATTATAGATGATTTTGTGAGTAAAACTAGACTCAGAAAATCTCGTATACAGGTCTGTCGAGTCCTTTAGGTCAGGATCGACAAAACCATACCCTATCTTCCCCTCTTCCTTTTCGGGGTTCTTATGGAAATATTGAATTATGACGTTACATTCATCAGCAGTCAAAATGTCATCATATATGCCGATAAAGTTCATTTAGTCGTCGTATACCAAGCACTCAGGTTCGTCTGGGTGTAAATCACAGAATAATTCTAGAACTGTTGGATCGTGGTGATCTCCTGCTTCGATCTCCTCTTTATGGTGATCAGCGTATTCTTTGAGTTCTTGAAGTTCTGCCTTATAGTGCCTTCTGGCAGCAGATGACATCATTGGATCGTCAACAAGACTTTCGTCTCTTTTGATGTGTTCTTCTATTGTTTTCATTGTTGTACCTCGTTGATACACTACTATTTATGGAAAAACCCTATGGGCAAAAAATATCCGAAATATTTTTT